ATTCTAGCAATATCTATTGGACTTCTAGAAATGACAATAGCATACTTATTTTTTGTAGAAGCGACTTTCAATGCCTCAATTGATTTATCTTGATGATTCCACCATTGTCTTTCTTGATCCGTAAACATATTATCTTTGCCAATATATTTGCCCAATCTTTGTTCTCTAGAACCATTGCTTACAACGCCTTTTTGGAAATCGATGTCTAAATTTTTAGCATTAATTTTATCTAAAATAGAAGCTGCAATCGAATCAGCATTCAATGGAATGACAATCCTGTGTTTGTTTCCAAATAAATCACCAAAAGGAATAGGAGAATGTTTTGTAAGATCATTAACAATAGTTGATTGCAACTCATTTAATTGTTTAAACATCACTATCCTTTTTCCAAGAGCCATCTTTATATTTAGTAACAATCCAATCTATGGTTGAAGAAGCTGCTGTAAAAATTACATAATTTTTAATTTTAGCAGCAAATGGTCGCATCCAAAAAGGAATTGCTTCACGCACTACATGTTCATACAGTACATTTAAAGCCTCTAAAACAGTGGCTTTTTTATCTGGACCAAAATCTATTAAATCATCTACAAGCAAAACTAATCCATCTACACTTTGAATTAGAAATTTAGTAGCTTTATACATGCTGTTTCTGGTTTTTTTCCAAAATTTCCAACTAGAGGTTTGTCCTCGAATTTTATCCCATTCCAGGGTTAAAGTGTGGATATACTCTGTAATTTCTGGTAGTTTATGAGCAGTTCCAATTAAGTCTGGTAATTCTTTTTCTATATTTTCAACTTGATCTTGAGCCATAGCTCGAACAGAAAAACTATTAAAATGCATAACTTCTCCTTATTTACAATATATATGGTATGGCAATTCTAAATGACGATGGGTCAATTTATCAACCAGCAGGTAATCTAACTCAATTCGATCCTGACAATGTGGAACATGACTTATTTAATAGTTATGACCAAGAAGTGATTGAAATAGGTGGATCGCCTTTATTTTATTATGAAGTGTTTATTAGCATGAACACTATTGATGAACTATATGCTGAAGATCGTGGTAAGATGTGGTCAAATTGTCCAATATGCCTTCATGGATATTATGAACCAGTGCCTGCTCAAAATTTCATGAGTACATTTGGTATTGATTCACCTGATGAAATGATGTTTGAATTTAATTATCAACATGTACTTAAAGAAATTGGACATCCTCCAAAAATCGGATCTAGGATTTACTCTCCGCATAAAAGAGAAAACTGGGTAATTATTCAACGTAATTTAGAAGTGTATAAATTATGGGGTGAATTAAGGCTACAATTGATGTGTCAAAGATTCCAAGAATCTCTCTCTACTGGCGAAGGTAAAATTTCGCAGCCATCTGTCTCATTTAAAATAAATGATATTAAAGATTTAAGTTAAATTCTATTGCGTATCCATACATACTGTCATGGGAATATATAAAACTTGGACAGATGAACAAGATAATTATTTAAGAAATAATTATTCAAATAAAAAAGCAAGTCTCTTAGCTGAAGAATTGCATAAAACTAAAATATCAATTAAAAATAGATTGAAAAAATTGGGGTTATTGTTAACGGTGGAAGAAAAGAAAAAAAGATATTCATTACGGGTTCAAAAATTTAATGTAAATCATGAATTTTTTAGTAATCCAAAAGATGAAAATTTGTTTACGTCAGCGTATTTATTGGGGTATTTATGGGCTGATGGCTATATTAATAAAAAATTAAAAAAGCAACACAATAAAGTATCTCTTTGTATTGTAACAGAAGACTCAAATGATATTGAAAATTTATTCCTTCAAAGTGGCGAATGGAGATTTCGGAATGAGATTCCAAAAACAGGAAAGCCATTAACAACAATTATGTCGCACTCAAAAAATTTACATTGTTTTTTGGAACAAATGGATTTTAAAATTAAAAGTCAAACCTCGCCATATAAAATATTACATGGAAAGCAAACAGAATATATTAGAGGTTTTTGGAGAGGGTGTTTAGATGGTGATGGGTGCTATCATTTCAATCCTGACCCTAAAATAAGAAAAAAATGTATTTCGCTATCTGGGACTAAGAATCAAGATTGGACATGTTATACTAATTTTTTAAAATCTCTTGAAATAGATTTTAAAATAAGAGAAGATTCTGGTTCTTCAGTGATAATTTATAAGGCAAAAAGCATTGTAAATTTAATTGACTTTATTTATCCTAATGAAAAATATGATTTAATTGGATTAAAAAGAAAGTTCTATAAAGCCAAAGAAATTAAAAAATACATTGAAAATTTAATGATAAAAAACAAGCATTATTACAAATAACTTTCATGTCAATTTTCATAAAAATATATAACTTTTTTTAATTCACTAACTTTAGTAAAAAGTTTTAATGGAATTTTAGGTGCAGATAATTTTTTACCTATGACAATTTTAGTCATAAGTGGATTCCCATGAATTGTTTTATATGGTCGCACTCTATATAAAAGTAACATGAGTCAAAAAAATTTAAATCCATGTAATGAACCAGGCAGTATAAAAGATCCTAACATTGATGCTATTCAACCTAATTGTAATCCTGAGGTTTCTTTAAAGAATGTTCCAGGACGTGAAATGTCTTGGTTGATAGATGAAGTATCTAATCAGAAAAAAGGTTTTGGACAAAGTGCATTGGGTGATCCAATGATGACTGGTCACATCATCAATGAACAAGGCATGAGCCCTCCTAATCGCAACACTCTTTATCGATATTCCAAATCTTTAAGAGGTTCTGATGAGGGAGTAATGGACATGTTTAGAGATGTGGTAGTTATTGATGAACAAGGAAAAGCCCACAATATACCTATTATTTGGGCAACTCAAGAAAAAGCTGTTGCTGCTATTCTACAAGAAAATGTTCGTAAAGATGAAAGTTTAGTCGTTGATAGAATTAAATTACCAATGTTAGCAATACACGCTTCTGGTTACAACTTCAATCAAGATCGTTTCATTTATCATAAGGCTGTTGATTATTTAAGAACTTATAAAAACAATTGGAAGCCTGGATTTACAGTAAAAGAGAAGTATGAACGAGATACAGTCTTTGGCGTAACTCGTGGAATTCCAGTGGATATTAATTATACGCTTTTTGCTTGGACTCTCTATGAAGAGGATATGAGACAAATTTTAGAACAAATTATTCCGAAATTAAGTCCGATGGGATACATACGGGTGAGAGGTATTTCTTGGGAAATAGGAGTTAAATTAAATTCAATATCCAGTAATGTTGATACAGAACCTGGAGATAAAGCTGTTAGGGTTATTAAATATCAATTTGAAATGACGGCAGAAACTTTTGTGGCTCAACCCATTATTAGAAAGAAAGCTGTGTTAAAAACGAAGATTGAAGTAGTAGATAATGTAACAGAGGACAGTATTAGTGAAGTGATAGCAAGATTAGAACAAGCAGTAGAGGAACTGAAAGAATGATAGAAGTTACAAATAAGGGTCGAAGCCCAGTGCAATTACTAGTGCGATCTCGTCAGACTCCACACTCATTTACAACCCTCATTATTCCTGGCATCGGTGCTGGGAAAAATGTTAAATTATTACAGGATGAAGTGATCACGGATGTTGTAGAAAGAGTAGAGAAAATGGGGATGATCTCTACTAGATATGTTAAATAATGTGCTACAGCACTACAAACCACGAACAATAGTAAGGTATAAAAGGGAGATTACACAATGGCAATTTTAAGGGGCTTTCCTCCATCAAACACAATTTCGCCAAGTGTCCGTATCACTGAAAAAGATTTAAGCTTCATTGCTCCAGAGCAATCTTTTCACCGTGCGGGACTTGTTGGATTTGCGAGCAAAGGACCACTCAACGTGCCTGTTCGCATTTCAACGCAAAGGCAATTAACGACAGTATTTGGATATCCACACCCAGAATCAGGCGACCCTTATCTTATTTATGCTGCCGAGCAATATCTGCTTGTAGCCAATGAATTGTATATTGTTCGTGTAGGTGATGAAGAAAATGTAAGTGATGAAAAAGCAGATATTGCAAGCGTAGACATAGCTGCTGCTGGTGGTCAAATTGAAATTGAATCAGATACAGCCGGACCTTACACATTTGCCACAGACTCCTTCTTTCGATGGAGATTGAACGGAGTGTTGTCTCATAAAGTCTTAGTTGTTCTAGAAGACACTTATACTACAGCACAATTAGTTGAAGATCTTAATCTCCAGCTTGTGAGTGATGTAGATGGAATTGAATTTTATGTTGCTACTGGCGACAAATTAGCTTTCCGCTCTACGTTCTCTTTCGGTCCAGATGCTGAATTGGAAATGGTATCTGTACAAGATGCTATTTACGGTGGAGCTGTTATTGACGGCAATGTGACTGGATTAGGAACTGGGATGACACAAGCATCTCTTACAGGTGATCTTGGGCAATATCCAGAAAGTTATCAAGATGCTGGCGAATATGATTTTGCAGGATTAGAAGATCTAAACCTACAAATTGTTATTGATGGTACAGACAATGTATTAATTGATAATGTTGTACAAGTAATCGATCTTGTGGATTTGGAAGGTGGTGAATTTACCATCTCTGAAATTGTTACTACTATCAATGATCAAAAAGTAGAAAACGGTGGAACATTGCCAGGTGGTTGGACTGCATCCGCAACTGGCGACAATCTTACTTTCACTACAGATCATCATGGTCGTGATGCTCGTCTATTGATTAAAGCTGCAAGTACAGCTTCTGGGTTATTTGGATTAGATAATGTAACAGAAGTTGGAACTAGCCCTAGTGGAACATCTGGTGATGCCGCTGTTCATACCTATGGTAGAGCTACTGGCGATGCAGGCGATGGAGCTGTCACAATGACAGTGACCGCTGATTCTCCTGGAATTGACGGCAATTCAACTCAAGTTGTGATTACCAACAATATTCGTGAAGGTAATTTCCAAGTTGAAGTCTATAACAATGGCACTCAATTGGAAGCTTGGGGACGATTAACAAAAGATGAAACAAGTACATATTATGTAGAAACATTTTTGGCATTAGTTTCTGACTGGATTAGAGTTACAGACGTAACTACTAATGCTGCACCTCCATTAGATGGAACTTACACTTTAACTGGTGGATCAGACGGTATTCCATCTGATCCCGATGAACAAGACGGCTTAATTATTGGTGATCAATTAGGATACACTGGACTTTATGCATTGTCTGAACCAGAACAAATTGACATCGATTTAATTGCAGTTCCTGGTCATGCTTCAACAGCAATAGTTACAGAATTGTTAACTTTTTGCCAAAACGTTCGTATGGATTGTTTGGCTATTATCGACCCACCATTTGGATTAACAGTTAATGAAATCGTTGCATGGCAGAATGGCACTCACCCATTAAATGTTACAAGATTTGATAGTGATTTTGGGGCATTGTACTGGCCTTGGGTTAAAATTAGAGATAATTTCAATCGAGTAGATATTTGGGCTCCACCTTCTGGTGCTGTAATGGCAACTATTGCTCGTTCAGATCAATTATCAGCACCTTGGTTTGCTCCTGCTGGATTGAATCGTGGTGCCGTTCCTGGCATTCAGGACGTGTTCTCTAGACCAACATTAATTGAACGTGACCTTATGTACGGTTATCGTAATGCAATTAATCCTATTGTTCAATTCGTGGATTTTGATGGGTTTGTAATTTGGGGTCAGAAAACTTTACAACGTCGTCCAACCGCACTCGATCGTGTAAATGTTAGACGATTGATGTTCTACTTAGAAAAACGTATCAGAGCTGCATCTAGAACTCTACTCTTTGATCCACATGATGAAGAATTAAGAGCACAATTCGTGAGAATTGCTACAGCAATTCTTACCGAAGTTCAAATTGGACGTGGTCTTACTGACTTCAGAGTGCAATGTGATAGTGAAATAAATACACCTGATGTAATAGATAGAAATGAAATGAGAGCTAGAATTGGCGTTCAACCAACAAGAGCTGTTGAATTTATATTTATCGAATTTTCCATTCACAGAACTGGCAACTTTGGAGAAAACGCCGATACATTCTAAACAATATAATAAATAGGGGCTAATTAGCCCCTATTTATATTAAAAATATAATGGGTGCTATAAATAAAACATGTCTATAATTGGATCAAATATGGGGCTTGGGGCAATAGGTCAACCCCAAGTAATATTTAAACGAAAGTTTAGATGGGCATTTCAAGTCAGGGGATTGGGTGGTGGCATAATTTTACCACATCATTGGTGTAAAACTGCTAATCGCCCACAACTTGATATTGAAGAAACTGAAGTTCCTTTTTTAAATCAAACAACCTGGTTCCCTGGAAGAGCAAAATGGCAACCCTTATCAGTTACTGTACTTGATCCATCAGGTGGTGATTTAAGCGGTTTTTATAATTGGATAGCTTCTATATATAACTTTACACAACCTGGACAAGTACATCAAACAGAAAAACTAGGATGGAGTGCTGAAGGTATATTAGAAATGTATGATGGTTGTGGAGCTGTAATGGAAAGGTGGATATTAGGATCTTTGTGGCCTCAAAGTGTAAATTTTGGTGATTTAGATATGAGTAGTAGTGAAATTGCTACAATTGATGTAACTTTCAAATATAGCGATGTAAGACATGAAGGTGGCTGTGGTGCTACATTTAATGGTACTTGTATAGGGTGTTAATATTTTATTAAATAAATGATAGAGGAAGTAATTATGGCAAAACCTATGGGCATTGGTGTTATCGGTCAACCAGATATTGTCTTTAAAAGAAAATTTAGGTTTACATTTGAAATTAAAGGCTTTTGCAATAATGAAGCCAATGTTGTTCCAGAACACTTTGTAATGACTGCTGGTCGTCCAAATTTTGGCGTAGAAGAAACAGAAATTAATCATCTTAATGCAAAAACCTGGATTCCAGGAAAAGCTTCTTGGGAAGATTACAGCGTAACTTATGTCGATGTGGCTCACGAAACTAGTCGAATGATGTGGAATTGGCTGGCAACCACTTATGATTTTACTGATCCAGTTAATTTACGTCAAGGTAACAAAAGAGATTGGGATGCTACTGGGATTCTCAATTTATATGATGGAACTGGAGTGTTGTTGGAAGGTTGGGAATTGCAACACTTATGGCCAAAAGCTGTTAATTTTGGAGACGTAGATTACTCTTCATCTGATAATTGCACAATAGAATTAACTTGCCGCTACTCTGATGTAATTTACCGCTCATACTGCCCTGTATTCCAACCACAAGGTTGCTTTACTGGTTGTGGAAGCACTGGCATTGGTGGCAATGGACAAGACGGTCGAATTTAAAGGATAACTAAATTATGCCAGTTCCTATGGGAATTGGAAACCTTGGTTTTAATAATCTGGTTTTCAAACAGAAATTTAGATACACCTTTGAAATATTTAATATTTGTGGGGGGCAGCAAGTTAAACAACATTTTGTTAAAATTGCTGCTCGTCCAAAAATTAGCATAGAACCAACAGAAGTTAATTTCTTAAATTCCAAAACTTGGATTCCAGGAAAAGCTTCTTGGGAAACTTTAACCGTTACTTATTTTGATATAGCCAACACACAAGATCTTAAACCTTTATACAATTGGTTAGCAAGTGTTTATAATTTTTCTACTGAAGGTGGCTTTGAAGAAACGCCACCTCGTAGAAGACCAAGACCATCTGATCCAGATTTACCACCAAATACTAGAAGAGGTGGGAGAAATGTGTCTTTTGTAGAAGGTTCAGGTAACCCAACTCAAGCATCTAAAAAATCAGATTGGTCTGCAACTGCGGTACTAATGATGTTAGATGGAACAGGTGAATCATTAGAACAGTGGACTCTTAAAGATTGCTGGCCAGAATCAGTGGATTTTGGAAGTGTGGATTATAGTGAATCTGAAATAGCAACAATCGAAATCACACTAAGATATTCTGATGTTGCTTATCAACATTGGTGCCCTGGATTTATTCCCAAAGCATGTTGTACATCTTGTTGAAAGTGAGGAGTTATGGGCAGAAATATGGGACTTGATTTTGGACTTAATGGAGCTAATTCAAAAGTATGCAAACGTAAATTTCGTTGGTTGTTTAAAATACAAAATGTTTCAGCCACTGGAATGAACACGTTACCACCATCTCGATCTGCCCGTCCTACTTTAACTTTCCAAGAAATGAATGTAAAACACTTAAATGAAGATGTGTTTTACCCCTCTAAACCTGATTGGAAACCTATCCAACTTACATTATATGACCTTAAAACAGATCAAGAACATCCAGTTTTTAAATGGATTAAAAAAATATATGACCCAGGGGATAATTCAACTTGGTCGCCATCAATCGAAAAAGAATTTGTGCTACCCAATAGCCAACTTTGTGAATTGGAATTATATGATGGTTGTGGAAATGTTGTAGAAACGTGGGTTTATCAAAACGCTTGGCCTCAATCTATTAATTTTGGAGATTTAGACATGGGAAGCGGTGATATTTTAACTTGTGATATTACTTTAAGATATGTGAGAGCATATATTAAACAACCTAGATGAAATCAATTAAGTGTAGTACCATATTAAAAACACTTCCCTGAAGTTTCAGGGAAGTGTTTTTGTTTAATGAATTTGTTTAATGAATTTGTAAATTGAATCCAGGTATTCTTAATGAAAAGCCAGGTGGGCAATGTTGATCATAATATTGATGTCTATTACATTGTCGATCATATTTACCTATTTGATAATCTTGTAAATATTCTGGACAACGTTGTCGTGCAATATTGCCACTCCACCCATCAGAATAACCTTGCCAAAATTCATTCCTGTTGTGATAATGAGGATAAGATCCAGGATAAGGTTGGGCAATTGGTGGTCTTGCTGGTGGTCTTGTTGGTTGTGGTCGAACAATAATTGGCGGATGATTACTTACTGGTGGCTGTGCAGTAATGATTGGCGGTTGAACCACATGACAATCATGATGGTCTGGTTCAGATAACAACCATTTCCCAGCGATTACTATTGCCAAAAATCCTAATGCACCTACCATAATAACAGCAACTGAATTGTTTCCCATAAATACCTCCATGTATTATCGTATCTATGGTTAACAGTCTACTTCCTTTTCTTCCTTTTCTTCATCATCCTCTTCTTTACCT